AATGTCGTTTATATCTTGTTCTTGTAACTCTTGCGACTTTAACACTATGTTTCGTATGCCTTCAGATAGTTGATTAAATTTCTCTCTATGTCCATTTAGATATTCAGAAATACTAAAAAAGAAACTTGGAATAATTTGTTCTGGCATAGGTTCTTCATCCTTAATCTTTGCTATATAATTGATTTTTGGTTTGTCGTTTTTAGATATAACATCTACCTCACAAGGATCGCCCAATAAAGAAGTTACATCAAACCTATTTTTTTCCGTTTGTGTTAAAGCTCTTCCTCGCCATGATGTTAAATCTTTTGCCAAATTAGACTTCTCATACAATGACTGAGTATACCAATTACTTAATGTTTCCGGCTCATTATTGTCTTTTAGTATTTCTGGAAATTCAAAAATAAACATATATTTCTTTTTCCACCCACCTTCACCAAAAGTTTGTTTTTGTGATCCTAGGTCTATTATCTTAACGCACCTTGCCTTATGTCTGCCCTCCGGCACTCTAGGTACTCTGTTCGTATTTTTATTTTCTTCTATAATTAGAGTCATGTTTTTTTCCTTTTCTTTAACTTAATTTAAAGTTAAGTATATGCATAGTTAAATTATATTGTCAACATCTTATTGACATTAGTTAATAATTAATTAAAATTAACTTATGAATAAATACGAATTGGCGAAAGAACGCAAAAAAGAAATTGTAGCAAAGTATGGTGGTAGAAATCTATCTGTTTTGCTAAAAATATCACACCCTGCTGTATCTAAGTGGGAAGTTATACCTCCATTAAGAGCATTTCAGATCGCAAACTTTGGAGACTTTAAATTAGAATATATTAGACCCGATTTAACTTTCTAGCAAAACCCTTGCTGACTGTGCGTTTTAACGTATGGCATTGCTATAGCTGTGCTATTTTTTGCCAATGCGATTTTATCCCCTTCATCTCCATCTTCATCTTCATCTCCAACTACATCTACAACTGCATACAAGATACACATAACACCACAATAATTAATAAAATAAAAAAATATTTGACAAATATAAAACATTAACTTAATGTTAATAACATGAGAAAGTCTACAAACCAAGAACAATCTCCTTCGTTTCAATTTTATGCAACAGACTGGATAGCTAATCCAGATAGAATGGAACTATCACTTGAGGAACAAGGCGCATATATTTTATTGTATTGTTATTGTTGGAGGGGCCATAAAATAGAATATAATTTAGAAACGATTTCAAGAATGTGTAATTGCAGGACAGAAAAAATACAAAAAATATTTCCAAAAATAGAACATTTGTTTGATAAAAAAGAATCTAATGGAAAAACATACTTGATTTGCATACAAGCTGAAGAAGAAAGAAAAGAACAAGAATACAATAGAAAGAAACGATCAAAAGCTGGAAAGTTAGGCGCAAAAATGAGGTGGAGAAACTTAAAATGAAAACGTATGATACATTTCTATCTGCATTTGGTAAGCAACACAGTTTTCAAACCTTTTGTGATAAAGGTAAAAATAAAAAACTAATAAAGCAATTACATGGTACAATAGATCAACATATAAAAGAATTGTCTAAATTAAATCAACAAGGCGCAGGGGTATATTTTACAGTTAACGAAACGAACTTAGAGGGCAGAACAACAAAACACATTACAAAAGTAAGAGCTGTATTTTGCGATTTTGATGGTACTCCATTACCTAAAAAATTTAATGTAAATCCACATTTAATAGTAAATACAAGTCCTAATAAGTATCACACATATTGGTTGGTATCTGATAT